TACGTTATTATTGTTTAATTCACAGATAAAGGAAGCAGTACTACGTAGCACAAAGGAGATTGTAGTTGCGGAGTGTGCGTATGGTTTCCGAGGTGTAGCACTGCTTTATCCTTTAGGTTTCTAACTAATACCAAACTCTCCTAGAGTTCTGTCATGTAAGTCAATGTGTCTCTCCAGGATTTTGTTAGGTGGTGTACTCTTTAAAGATTCCGTACAGGCATTGTATAATGACCATACATTCTTCTGCATAAATTCAGAATACGGTGGACTATTCCAATGACGTATTGCATCACCAGCTTGTCTAGCACCTAATGTTTTATGGCCAAATGCTCTACCGATAAAGCTGTATGCATCATCGGTACTGATAGAAATCTCTTTCATGTTTTTAGTGTCTTCTATAATGTTAAAGAACTTGTCTTTACTTCTGTATAGTACACTTACTAGCTTGTCCTGTAAATCGTCCATTACATTCTTTGTATGCTTTCTCATATAGGTGATGTCACCTGTAAAAGACATATTATCACATACAAATACAGTAGCACCTGAACAGAATCCATTGGACATGCTTTTATCATGACTACTACGGATTCCTATTGCTTGACCCATTTCTTCGTTTTTAGGGTCTTTGTATTGTAATAAGCCAAAGAAACGTTGTTCGTTTTTACTAACGGCTAGTTTTTGATCTACAAATTCTAGATCTAATATGTCGTCACAAATACGTTTTGTATTGACCAGTAAATCTGAAAATGGTACTGGTTCATACGTATCTGTTCTTTCTGGTAGTGGTATTGCAGATAATTCTGCAAAGTTTACTTGTTTACCACCACAATGTATCATGAATGTGCTCATGCTGCTTCCCCTTGTTTGTTATATATTTTTGATGCGTTATCCTCTAGATCGTTGCAAAGGTATACATAGGCTTCACCCCAGTGAAATCTTTCTACCTTGTGTGCATTTTCTGGTGTTATGAGGTATTTATGTGGATACATTCTGTTGCCATATTTATCCGATTGCATAATCTCTACATAAGCACCAGTAGGAGGGACTCTACTGGTTTTTACACTAATAGAACGTTGTCCAAATTGTGCCCAGTTTATTTTGTTAATCTTGATGCTCATTTGATTCTCCTTTGTTTGTTAATTCATCAATTTTATCTGAAAACTCTTGATCTTTTTCTTCTTGAGTTTTATCTATACCTAATACCCATTTTAAAGCTGTTATGTATCCAGATTCGTAATCAGATTGAACAGTTTCATATCGACTTGCTATATCATCTAAATAACTAACTAGATTGCTTAAGATTTCATCTTTATGTTTTACGTATATTGATTGTTTACCCATAAGACCTCACCATTGCTATATGAAATAACTCTGGAGTTAAGGTTTTATAGCTACCTAATCCTTCTTTAGAACGTTTAGCTTGTCGTTTTACAAGGCATCTAAGTTCTTCTTGAATAAGTACCATAGTACCTTTTCCAAGTCGGACACCTTCTTCTTTAAAGATTTTTTTAATGTCTTTTTGTGTCATAATGTTTCTCCATAAAATAGGTTTAAGACTTTTTCATATTCATCTTCTAGTCTGCGTACTTGTTCGTCTTTATGTAAGTTTTTTTTATCTACGTGGTTATACCTGTAAGCTTGTAAAGCATCTAACGTAAGCTGTACTTCTTCTTTACTGTCATAAGCTATTGCAGGTCTTTTGTCTTGTGTTTTAGTTTCTATCATATTTTATCCTTGTTGTGAATGCCAGAGCCGATTTGATTTGTCCTTTCCCCTAGGTTAAGATTGGATCCCTCGGTTTGCTCCGAGGTTGCAATAAACATTTAAAGTTGCTCATAGCTTATTGCGACTCTGGTTTTTCACTGTTCTAACCAATAACTACATCTCAGTTACAATGAGTTGAGTTAATCCTAATTGACTGGTAGCATTCATTAATTGTTGTACTTGTTTTGTTGAACAATTGTAATGCTCTTTAATAGTTGCACCTTCTACGATAACTTCTACTTTGTATCGTCTTGTATCCATAATTTTATCTCCAACCATTCCTGCAAGTCTTCCTGAGAAAGTTAAAGCTCCGTTAGCAGCAGAGAGCAAAACTCCAGTTAGTTTTCCCCATTTAAATGCTCTTGCATATCCTATTCCGTTCATAATTGTTTCTCCTTTTGCATGATCCATGCTTCGACAATAATCTTCATCATAGATACAGATATATTTAGTTCTGACATAATATTAGTTGATTCTCTGTCGAGCATTGCATCAAGTTCTGGAAATACTTCTTCACATAACTTGTCTTGTATTATATCATTTTCCATATACGTTTCCTTTTTCAGCAGAATACAATAGTTTGTCTATTTTTTCTAAAGTTGGTATCATAGAATTGGTTAATCTTGTTATGATAGGATCTTTAATTTCATTGCAATGTATTTCATCTTCTAAATCGTCACGTAATTGCATTAGATTATGTAATTCATTACGTGCCTCTGCTAATAAATCATTTGCTGTTGCTACTAGATTATTATCTTTTAATAGATTTGTAAATAATGTTGGCATAATATCTCCTTTATGATGCTTTTGATTCGACATATTGTGATATGTCATTTTCGATTTGTTCAGATTGAGTTAATACAAGATCATGTTTCCATGTACCTGTAACGGTAGCTATTTCAAAACAATCAGGACAATATTCAACGTCCTGATAAGTAATAATAGATTCACCTGTAAATGGGTGTGTTGTTTGTGATTTTACCTCTTGCCATTCAAGAGGTGTATTGGGATGGTGTTTGCAAACCATATGTAACTCCTACGTTTATTTAAGCAGAGATAAAGGAAGCAGTATAGCCAGTACTACTTCCTTTGATTATTTATTCATTTAAAAACTTAATTTTAGTTTCGCCAGTGAGGCGTTGTAAGTCCCAAGAGCAATACATGTAAGCATTTACAATGCTTCTATCTTTAGCGTAATATTGAATAGGACAATCATAAGTTGCACTTGGTTTGCCAAGCCTCATACGAACATCTAAATATTCAAACATACTCAGATCTCTTTTACGATAATTCATTACCCACGGATCAGTTTTTACTAAGCAAAATAAATCTCTTTCCAAACTGGCATAATCACAATTTAACATTTGCTTTTTATGCTTATCGTAAACAAATTTAATTTCACTATCGTCGTATCCAAGTTTTGCAAAAAAATCTTGATACCTAATAATTTCGTATGTCGCATATTTGCGAAATGATTTGTCATAGGTTTGTCTAGTTATTACGTCAAAGTCTATATCTAACCAATTATTTTTTTTGGAAACTTTTGCAAGTTTATTAAGTTTACCGATCTTCTTTTTAAGAAGTTTAATTTTATAATTTTGACTTTTTATTTTGTCTTTTTGTAAATCTATAACGTATTGAGCATCTATACTATTATCTGTTTTAATTTTTTCAAAAAGATCATCTACATTCATGTTAGTACCTTTTAATTCTAGTGTTGTATTTGACAAATTGATTTGATCCTGATAAACTAAATACAACTTTTTTAAAGTACTTGTTCTTGCTGTTTTACCAGCTTTTATATTGTGTAGAGTTTTTCTGGAAATGCCTGTCTTGTTAGCAATTTTTGCAATAGGTACATCTGTGTTCTGTACCCATTTTATAACTATTAAATTGTTCATAAATCCCCTTATATACGCCTTAAATTATAAAGCGTATCTTTAGTTTTAGCAATTATTTATTTCTTTTATTTACACTAAATATGATCATAAAAGAATATAATTACACATTATTGTTACTTTTTGGAGTGCTTGTTGCTTCTATTTTTAAGAAAAACTTTAGTTTCATTACTTTTAATAAAGTAGGGTGCGAAGCACACCTTTTACGTAAAAAAAGGCTACTCAGGATGTCCCAAGTAGCCTCTGTTTGTTATGATGTTGTCCTGTCTAGTGGTCGTGCTATCATGACTCGTTCAAACATACCTTTCTCACCCTTAAACTCTGCTAAGGTTTTTTTTAAAACTGAAAGGTTATTCATTATTAGTCTGTCTAACTGTTCTTCTACTTCCCACTCGTGATCTCCGTTCTCTTTTAAAGAAGTCCACATGTTAAAGAAGACTTTATCGTCTTTACATTTGGCTATTTCATCAATATTGACTCTTTCATTAAGCCAATCTCCGTCTTTATTTTGCCAAGACTTCTCAAACCATGTATGGTTATTGAATTTTTTATCTAAGATTTTTTTTATACTCATTTGTAACTCCTACGTTTGTTATTTGGTTAGTTATTGGCTAGGATAGCCAAAGATTAAGGAAGCAGTTTTAGTAAGCGATCTATAGTTATCTGACTCCAAAAAGAAGCCAGATAACTAAACTGATACCCATTATCATAGAGGTAGCAAGAAAGCTACACACTACGATAATGACTGCATTATGCAACAGATTCAGTAGTCTTAACATGATGTTGCATTCTTGTTTTGATGTTCGTGATAGTATATCTAACCAGATCTTGTGGCATATTATTATCCAGTTCTGATTTGATATGTTTACCTGTGTTATAGCATTTCTCAACAGCTATTGCAGTAGTTCCTAATGTGAACCAGCCAATAAATGCTAACGTATCTTTAGCTTTATCCATTTGTCACTCCTACTTGCTGTTTTAAACTTCTAACTAAACTATGCAATGACAAGATTGCCGTTGGTAAAGAACCATATTTCTTACGGTATTCTTTAACCAGTTGTGATTCTTTTTCTGTTCTCTTCATGATGTAACTCCTACGTTATTGGTTAGTGATGGCAACATAGCCATACATAAAGGAAGCAGTAGTGCTCCTGCATACAGTATGGATTAGTATATGTAGTGTCTGTATGTATGTGTATAGTGAGTGTGTATATAGAAGTAACTGGGTCGCTAGACACATTGTAATGAAACTAATTCAATGAACTCAACCGTTTTCAACCAACCCAACCTGATAACATAGGGGGTAGTAACAACATGTGTCTCTCACACACATTCTACAACTATTTTCTGAATACGTACTTGGAACTAAATACCTTTTAGATAGTTAAATAAATGTATTAACTTAAAGTAATGCTTAATATGAAGACTAAATTAAAAAGAGTATACGAAGTATTTAATCTGTCTACAGGTACATGGGATGAAAAGTTGATGACAGATGAGGAATATGAATATTTTGTATCCAAACAAAATGCTACTGCTGACCAAATGGAAGCTGAATATGATATTATATCTAAAATAGTAGCACAAAAATTAGGACACTCTACAAGAAAGGAGAGTATGGATTAACCATATAGTAATTATTTATATAAAGTAATGAATTACTATATAGTAATGCATTACTATATAGTAATGATAACTATATAGTAAGGGAAATGAGAATTAAAAGAAGAATTGAAGGCAAAACAGCATATTATGACATACTTACTAAACAGCAAGCTGATCAACAAAAAATGGATTATGTCTATTGGAAAGATGCTGAAGTGGGGAAGCATGCAATCACCGATGATGATTATGTGGCTGTATGCTATGCTAGAAACAATTATACAGATAAGCAGGGACAATGTAAAACATTTGTTAAACTTACTTGTGGAGTGGGTTGGACTAGTCGCTTTACCAAAATAAATTTTGAAGAAAACCACAAATACGGAGTATACAGCAAGACCAATCCCAAACGTACATGGGATCAGGAAGAAGCTGGAACAACACGTGCTAAAAATACTGTTACCGCCTATGCACAAATGCTCCTTGCAGATGGAAAAGTGGACTACAACACTCTTGGTAAGATATATAGACCTGACCAGAAAATCCCCATTGCAACGGTACGCAGATTCCTTAAACAGAAGATAGCAAAAAAGATGGTAGAAGAAAAATTAAAAGAAATATTGGCTAAAAAGAGTATTTCTAAAGAGTTTGCTGTAGATAACATTGTACTAGCTCTAAAAATGTCCGAAGAAAAAGGGGATGTAAACAATTTTTTAAAAGCAAACGACTATTTAATGGATTTATTGGAAATGAAGCCTAATAAAAAGATGATAACCGATACGATACAAGTGGATTACACCAAACAGATAGCCGATACCATAGCACAAGAAGATAAACGGCTAACTTTGCAAAGAAAGAGCGAAGAAAATGAACAACCTGCATGATCCAGAATTAGATTATCAAGGAGTAACAGACAATGCTTTAAAAACAGAGCAATTGGATGCTGCAGTACGTGCATTGCATGTATTGGCTATTATGCAAAAAGGAGACTCTGCATGGATGGCTAGTTATGCCATAGATGCTTTAAAAGAAATAGAAGCACTAGGTTATCAGTACGAAACCTTTAGAGATCAATTGAATTAATTGAAAGATCATACAAAATATATAAAAGATAAACTGGTACAAAATATGATTATGTTTGGTAAGGTTATTATGCCAAACATGTTTTCGGCTCCTTCTCCGGATTTTCATTACAAAATAGCAGATGCTTTATGTGAAGAAGACAACAAACAAATTAATATTATTGCTCCACGTGGTCATGCTAAGTCTTCTATAGTCGGTGGTGTATATCCCCTTTACCACATCATGAATCATAGTGGAGCAAAACTTATTGTACTGGTATCCAGAACGCAGGATCATGCTATTAAACTATTGGGTACAATTAAAGACACGATAGAGTATAGTACAACTTTTCGTCAAATATACGGATATTGGGGACAGCACAGTGCACGGCAGTGGGCAAAAAGCGAAGTTGAATTGAAAGACGGTTCCATGATTATATGCAAAGGTACAGGTCAACAGTTACGTGGAATAAAGGTGGGAAGTCAAAGACCAACGTTGATTATTGTAGACGATCCTGAAGATGAGAATAATACGAAGACCTCTGAAGCTATGGAAGCCAATCTACGATGGCTATTACAGAGTGCTGTTCCCTCCCTAGACCCTAAAAAAGGTAAGATTATTGTTATTGGTACACCACAACACCAACGATGTATGGTAGAAATACTAAAAGAAATGAAAGGATGGCACAATATGCATTTTAGTCCCAGCATTGTAAAAAATAAAGCATTGTGGGAAGAATGGCAGCCTATAAAAAAATTAATACAAAAAAAAGAAGAATTAGAGTCCATAGGACGTAGCTCTGTATTCTACAGAGAATATATGTGCCAGATTATTGGAGATGAAGATCAGTTGTTTAAACTGGATTATATTCAATATCATAACTATGAATTAGAAATAGACAGCGATGGGTATCATTATTTAAAAAATAAAGAAAAAACCATACCAGTCAATGTGTTTATGGGAGTTGATCCTGCTTCTTCAGTCCGTAAGACAGCAGATTACTCTGTAATTATGCCAGTAGCGGTAGACGAAAACAACAACAGGTATATTCTCCAGTATTACCGTAATAGGGCAACTCCCATGCAACTTGCAGAAAACATTATAGAGTATTTTAAAATGTTTAAGCCTGTCAAAGTACGAGTAGAAAGTGTAGGCTATCAAGAAATGCTACGAGAATACTTACGACAACGCTGTGATGAAGAAAAAATATTTATTTCTGGATTGGAAATCAAAGAGAGTCCTAGAACCAGTAAATCCTCTAGACTGGAAACCATGCAACCTTATTTTGCTCAAAAAAAAATGTATATGCTGGAAACGATGGAAGAATTAAAAGATGAGTTGCTGTTATACCCTAGAGGGAAACATGATGATTTGCTGGATGGATTATTCTATGCAACCAAAAAATGTTTTGCACCTGTACACAAAGAAACACGTACAGTAAAACAACCATCTTATCAAGAATACATTGAAGATGATATAAGTTGGAAGATAGCATAATATGGAACTTTTAATTAAAGTAAACGTTTAAAACACTAAAATCCCTTTCTGCATGCACAAGAATACCGTTAAGACCGATGAAGTACAATTAACACAAGATTTATTATCTGATTACAGTTCTGCCAGACAGAATTGGGCAAAGCAAGCTGTAGAAGATAATGAGTTTCGTAACGGCAAACAATGGACAGACGATCAGGTACGTGCCTTACGACAACGAGCACAAGAGCCGTTGGTTGTAAATGTAGTATATTCAGCAGTAGAGCAAGCCAAGGCAATGCTAACTGCAAACTCTCCTAAATTCCAATCGACTGCTAGAGAGACTAGCGATGCAAAAGTCGGTAGAATGTTTTCAGATATTATGGCCTATATATGGGATAATTCTAATGGGAATGTAGAACTGAAACAAGCAATAGACGATTACTATGTTAAGGGAATGGGAGTAATGATGGCACACATTGACCCAGATGCAGATTTTGGATCTGGTGAGGTTAAGCTTACATCTATAGACCCATTAGAACTTTTTATTGATCCTGCGTCTAAAGATCCTTTTTGTAGAGATGCTGCACATATGATTGTTGGAAAACTAGTATCGGAAGCTCATTTGATTGAGTACTACCCTGAATTTGCAGAACAAATTAAAGAAGCATTAGAAACCAGTCATATTAATATAGATGCAGAATCACGATATGGACTTCGGAATGAAGATGTTACGATGAAACGCAGAATGACAGGGAGTTCTATTACAGGAGAAAGAGAATTAGAATTGTTTGAACGATATACGAAAGTAAAAGATCCTTATTTTAAAATATACGATCCTTTAAGTGATGAACAAAAAGTATTGAATCAAGTAGAGTATGAAGAATACACAAAAGAACCTATTGTAGTTTTAACCAATGCAGAAGGTCAATCTGTATACACAGATAAAAAAAGTGTTAGTGTGTATATGCAGATAGCAGAACAAATAGGTACTACGTATCATTTAATGATGGATATGAATACAGGGCAACCTACTCCTATGGCAGGAGAAGAGCATGCAGGTTCTATTCCGAATAGTACATCTACCATTGATATACTCACCAAAAAGCATTTGATTGATGATGGTGGTATTTTAGTCAATGAGATAGAATTAACACAAATCCAGCAGATTGTAAGTGTTGGAGATGTAGAGTTGTTTAGTGTGGTGCTCCCTATTGAGGAGTATCCAATTGTTCCTTTTATGAACGGTTTTAACCGTAATCCATATCCGTTAAGTGATGTAAGACTGGTAAAGGGACTACAGGAGTATATCAATAAGATACGTTCCCTGATTGTAGCACATGCATCGAGTTCTACGAATGTAAAACTCTTAATTCCTCGTGGTAGTATGGACAAAGCTCATTTGGAAGCAGAATGGGGAAAAGCAGGTACAGCCGTTATTGAGTTTGATCCTGAATTGGGACAACCCATTGTAGCTGGCCCTGTACCCTTACCAAATGAATTATATAAGAACGAAGCAGATGCCAAAGCAGATATTGAAAGAATCCTTGGTATTTATGCTTTGATGCAGGGAGATATAGGATCAGCACCACAGACATTTAAAGGTACGGTAG